GCCACTTATTCTTCTACTTCATCCACAAATGTATTTGTCTTTGATACTGAATACAACTTACAAACAGTATTGGGAGTTGGAGACGAAATAAGATTAGGAACTACAATTATGTTAGTAGAGGCCGTTAGTGGCACGAACATAACAGTAAGGGCAGAAAAAAGAGAAGCAGGAAAGAATACATTTACTTCAGTTACCTTTAATCCAACTGTAGGAGATACTTTACAAAGAAGGGCTTTAGATTATACAAATCAAAGAATATTTACAACTATGGATTTAAGTGGCGGAGTTGATAAACTAGAAATAGTTTTTACATCTGGAAACCTTAAAAATTTATTCGGAGAAGTCACAGCAAAAAACATTGACCAATCAACTTTAACTTTTAATGGTCTTTTAGATGATAATGAGTTTAAAAGTTATTATGGGGTAGAAGCAGTTAAGTTTGCTAAAGGAGAATATAGAGTATTTTCTACAAGATTCACAGGAGAAGTAGAAGAGATTAATCAAATAAAAGAGGAAGGTCAAACCTATTTAGATATAAAAGGAAGAGACTCGATGAATAAACTTCTTTCTCCTGTAGTAAATAAAAATGCTTTATTTAGTGAAGATATTGTTTATTCCTCACTAAGTCCATATAATAAACTAACTGCGGTTATAGGGAATGGCGGTAGTGCGCCTAACTCCACTAATTGTTTTGCTACAGAAATACAATTAGGAGTAACGCAAGGAAACTTAACATCTGTTCCGGTTAAAGGAGATTTATTGTTTACGGCTAGTGGTTTTATAGGGAGAGTAACATCTAATTCCCTTACTGTCTATAATAATTCAAATCATGTTAAAGTTAGCATAACTAATTCCCTAGTAAAAATAGCGGCAGGAGAAACAATATACAAACAGACTGAAAAAAATTATATGTTCACAAAAGCACTAGGTTCTTCTCACATTTCTTCTTCTGCAACTTCGTTGATAGGAACTGCTAATAAAGGACTTATATTTACTGCGGGAAACATGAATTTAGGTTTAGATTTAAATGGAGCAGAAGGAGATAGTTTAGTAGATACATCTTCTTTTGGTTCTTTTGATTTAACTACTGGTAAATATTCTTCAACAGATAATAGAGCCATAGGTTATCAAATGCATGAACCTTCTAGTATTGCTAATGACAATGCCTTTCAATGTAAATTAAAGGACGAAATAGGAAATAATGGAGAAAGTAATTTTGATACAGTTGATAGTTTGATAGATTTTGAAGTGGTTTCAACAACCAAAAAAGATAATGTTACAGAAATAGAATTAGCACCATATATGCCTTTAAGTTTAGGCAGAAAAATAACTTATGAAGGTTTAGCAAATGACAGAATAGAAACCACATATCTTACTGCCGCAACAGTTACGGCACATAGTTCTTCAAGTAGAACGGCATCCTTTTTAACTAATTCATTATCTGCTAATGTAAATATTGGCGACCCTCTATATGCTGATAATTTTGACGGAACTACTGATACTAAAGCCTTCATAGGATATGTATTAGATATATACATAAGACAAACATCTGCTAATTTATATGCTAGTGGCACTCCATCTACAAACACAGACATAATAATGGTATCATTGGATAGAACCGAAACAAATAGCGGAACACAACTACACTTTACTACCGGAGATACTATTTATTATTCGACTAGAAAAAGGAGTCACATCAATCTAATAAACTCGGCACATCTTTGGGGAGGAAAAATGATTACAATACCTCATCACAGAATAAACTCATCACCTGTAGGGAGAGGATTGGTTCCCTTTAACATGCACTTGAATACTACAGATATTGCCACGATATTCGGAATGCCTATTTACAAAACATTTAACTCCGACACAAGGAGAATAGCGCACGAAAGTTTTAATTTTATTGAGAGTTTTAATAATAATGATAATGTTTTACAACAGTTATATGGTAGTAGAGGGAGTAATTTTACCAAAAATTTCACTTGTTATCAATTTAAACCAAATGTCAATTCGGGGTTAGATAATGTTATAGAAGAAAACAAAACAGATACTAATAGAAAAATACCGTATGATATGAGGGGATTAACTAGCCCTTTCGGTAGCAATATAACTTCTTTAACAAGAAATAACAGAAATTTTCCTACGGCCATTAACTTACATGATTCTAGGATGTCTAAATCTTCAACAACCTATATTTACAACAGTAAAGACTATTCTTTTACTAGGTTATTTTTATACATAACCTGTGATATTTTACCGTATTATTCCTTAAGAAGTGGAAGCATACTTTCTCCTCTAAAAGAAGTAAATGATTATAATTTGTTTTTAACAGATGGAACAACTAAGACACAAAATGATAATGTTATTGTTAAAGACTCTAACTTTCAAACTTTATCTTTTAGCACAAATCAAGAACTTCATTCTCTTAAAAGGTGTAACTTGATGAGACTTACAGAATGTGTTTATGATGAAAATTTTATCTTAATAAATCCCGAAAAGAATGTAAATGAAGTATATCCTAATCCTCCCAATTCATTTGTTGAAGCGTTCTTTGTGAAAGACGCTATAATATTGCCTAACATTACTGGAATAAATGGTCAAAGTAATCCTCCCACAGTAACATTTGCATCTAATGTAAATGTATCGGACACCGACCAAATTTGGACGGCTCAAAATAAATTTATAGGTAAAGTTGATGGAAGCCAATCTAACACTTCAACTGTAAATATTGTAAGAAATGCGGCAGATGATGTTTATACTCCTAGTTTTTCAGTAACTCACGCTAATCCTGTTTTGGTTAAAGGCATTTATGGTAGTAACATTAGAGGTAGAGATGGAAAGGATAGCATAGATGCCGATGGAGATGCCGGCTATCACCCGTTAAAAGGGGCTATTGTTCCTTATAATCAAAACTATGATTATGGACAAGAACCCAACGACTATGCTAGGGGCAAAAACGGTGGCACAGCGATAATTCATAACAACCATACCGAACTGGTTTTGCCTACTATCTTCCCACAAAAAATGTTTACAAGCCAATTTTATACTATTGACCATAATGGTGCTTTTACCATACCTAGAGCGCAGAATCTATTTAGAGCAGGGAATCCGGATTTAGGCAATAACTCTTTTGGCGGAACAATAGGTGTAGTTTTAGATAGATACGGAATAGAAGACTCTTTTCATAAACTTGAAGCAGGAAATTGCACAGGCGTTTTGGGTGATTCCACTACTACAAATAATGCCGGAGGAACACATATAGGCGGTGTAGAAATAGTAAAAATCGCTTCACTAAGGCACTTTAAACAATTTTTTAGAACAACCGATACTACTTTCCATAACTATAGAACATCCGATGACCGTTCACCTGCCGATGGTGCTTATTTAGGATTCAAACTCCGTCTATTTTATGACTCAAATCAATCGGGGCAAGGAAACTCTAACACTCATAAATCATCCGGTGGAGATATTTACAAAACTGTATTCACACCCACACATTCTGAAAAAACTGCATGGTTAAGTTTTGTTGATTTAACAGGCTGTTATTTAGTGCCGGAAAGCGGTTCTTCTACCGTTAATTCTGTAGATTCTATTATAGGAGTTAAAACCACTCCAATATATGTTTATGCTCATGAAGTAAACGAGGCTTCCGCAGATGTAGAAATATATACGGAGGCGGAGTTAATTGATGATACTGCTTATAGAGTCATGCAACCTAATCCTGTATGTTTTTATGAAACCTCACCGGATAATATCGAGTTGCTTGTTCCTAGAGCAGAATACACTAAAAAGGCAAACTCTAAGGAAATGTATGGAAAACAAAAAAATAATTATTTCTTTACTGAAGGTGGTAGACAATACGAAACAACAAACGAAGCAGTATTGTCTATGTATGTTGCCTTAGACGCAGATAAACAAGGTAGTGGTAATTTAGTCTCGACTGTCAATCCTTTGGGAGAGGGAGACTTAGATTTGTTCTTTAGTGATGGCAAAAACTCTTTTAAAAGCAACACAAAATGCACGAAGATTGGTTCAGCAGATGCTTTGGTTATACCAAATAAGAAGAAATTAAACGGTGTCATTTCAGTTTCGCAAACCTTTATTGTGGACTCATTAGAAGAATTAAAAATAAATCCAACTAGAGCCTGTATTGGTTCTACAGTTACAATAACAGATGAAACAGAATCTCTAATCAATGAAATATTTGAAGAAGAAGGAATAGAGTTCACTAATTCTACCATAACATATCCTTTGTTTGTTGCACCGGAGTTTAGAGGTGTTTCTGCCTTTACTGCTATAAATTTCTTATTAAAGAAAAAAGATTTGAGGCTATTAGAAACAGAAGGAGTCTTTTCTGTAGTTCCTCATAGCGATTCTAGTCTAGTAACAAATATACTTATTGATGATGATAAATTAATAGAATTTGAATCTACTAAAACAACATTTGACTTTTATAATGAAGTTATTGTTTATGGTGCGGCACATAAAGGAACAAAAAGAAATCTAAACAGCATAAATAAGATAGGAAGAAAAACACTAGAAGAAGTGGATGGTAGTTTACTTACCCAACAAGAGGTAGACAGACAGGCTTCTAAACTACTAGACATACACGGTAATCTAAACATAAAGCACAAAATAAAGGTAATACCAACAGGCGTAGAACAAGTAAAAGCAGGGGATATAATACAGTTTGAATCTAAGCAAGAAAATATTGGACTATCTAATTTCTTAGTATTGAATGTAAATCACGAATTGTTCGGCTTTGTTACTTTAGAAATAGGCAGATATTCTAAAAGATTAGAAGATGTATTTTCAGAATTATTGCTTAAAACACAGAACAATGCAAACAAAAACAGGTCGCAGGACTATATATCAAAAACCCCTTCTTTAGACTTCTTAGAAAAAATTAAGGTTAAGCCAATCTCTCTAACCATTAGGAAGAGAGCAACTTCGGGAGCAACTTTAGGTTTTACAACAACACTAAATACAAACACAACTCCACTAGGTATAGGTGGTTCTAGTACAGCAACCTTGCTGAAAGAGGAGGACTTAATATGATAACAGAAAAAATGAGAGAATTTATCGCTTCCCAATTGAACACCGCATTAACTAGTGGTTCGGGGGCTGTTGGCCAAGGAGGAAATTCAACTAATCCGAGTAACAATGTATTAGATGTTCCTCTCCTAACAGGACTCTCGACAACAGTTAGTCAAACGGGAGGAGTTATAGATGTTAAATTAACAATTTCCGGTTCTGCTTTAAATGGCAAGACCATTAGAGAAGTCGGTCTTTTTAATTCTACACCCGATATGCTTCAAAGAATTAATTTTGACGCAGTTGGGCCGATAACAAATAGTGAAACTCTTGAAATTTTCATAACAATGGAGGTAGAGTAGAATGGTAAGTAACCCTAATTATTTTAGCACATCAAGTAATGCAAGCCCACTTAATCAAATAAAAGACGCAGTAGATTTTCCTCATAGTGGACTAATTAAAGCACTAAACGGGGCTATGTCGGATAGGTCTATTATCAGTGGGTGTGATATTACTATAAGTAATTCTTCTGCACAAGGAAGCACTGGAAATAATTTTGTTACTGTTACTGCGGGAATAGGAATAATAGAAGGGAAAAGATGTGGTGTAACTGGTAATGCTCAAACTATAGCAATTGCCCCTCCGATAAATAGTTTTCATTTAGTGGTTGCACCTAAACCATCTTCTAGCGGTTCTACGCAAATACTTTTGAGAACTTCTACTACCACAAATACAATACCCGATTTGACCGCAGGAGATACCATAGTAGCAGTAATAAAATATTTAGGCGGTTCCACCGCACCGGAAATACAATATTTAACTGCCGATAAAAAAACTAGCAGTTTGAGTATTGCTAGAGAAAATAATAACAACGAATACACAGAAGGATTAACAATACAATCTAATGCAGGAAATATAGAAATAGAAGCAAAAGAAGCAGATAAAGATATTATTTTCAAAGTAAAAGACGGTAATACGGCAGGAGCAGAAGTTATGAGAATAAATGCTTCCGAAAAAAGAGTAGGTATTGGTACGGCTTCCCCCACCACAAAATTAGAAGTTAAGGGAGATGGAACATTAGCGAGAACTGGTGATACCGGCATTACTACAACACTTACTATTGAGGGTGCAAGATTCGCAACTGGGGCCGCTTTCGCACAAATAGATTTAAAGAACTATGACTCTAATAGTGGGCCAACTTCTTATGTTGGTGCTAGAATTTCAGCACTTAATGAAGCAGATGGAGTTAATGATGGAAGTTTAGTATTTTCAACTAATGACGCAAATGCAGGAATAACAGAAAGAATGAGGATAAAAGATTCAGGAAAAGTAGGTATCGGAACTACAACTCCTGCTAATGCTTTTCAAGTCAGTCATACTGGTACTGATGGTAAAAATGGGATAATGATAGTTAGAGAAGATACTACAACAATTACAGGAAACTTGCTCGGTGGAGTTGGTTTTGATTCTACTGATGGAAATGTGCCTTCTTCGGTTTTAGAATCTTCTGCTTTTATTGCCGCATTTTCGGCTGAAAGTCATGGGTTGTTTGATAAAGGCGGTAATCTTAAATTTGGCGTATCTATGATTGATGAAGATGACGATACAGTTTCAACTATTGTGGCAAGTGTAGGGCAACCCGATACTATTGCTAATGCCACAACTCATGCAGGATTAAATTCTAGAGCGACAACTGCTGTTGTTGGTGCGGCTACTTATGCTCCCACTATTGGAGATTCAGGAACATTAGTTATATTTACCAATGCTAGTTCTAATTTAACT